ATTTCTTTTGGGAATTTTCTTTTTCGCATCTTACTGATAAACCTATCAGCAGTTCCATCTCTTAAGTTATCAAATACATCTCCAAAGAAACGAGATAGCATATTTTCATTTATTTTGTTTTTTGACATAATAAGTTTCCTTTTATATAGTTTTATACTACTATAAATATAATGTAAAAAAAAAGTGAGGATGTTATTTCCTCACTCTTACATTTGGTCCCTTAGCACCACTTTTTTTATTAGCCTTATTATATTCAGCAGATTCTTTCTTTTTAGATTCTACTAATTTTTTAAAATAGAACCTTCTCCAATGTATTGGCATGGTATAAACTTCTGTCCAAGTAAATCCATTACCGAAGTTAACCATTTCCCAAATTTGGTTATGAAGTTGAATTGAATAATCAGTCGGTAGGGTAAAAAAACCCGGCACCTAATGGTATATCAAGTGCCTCCCTTTCACCTGTTAAATCTGAAACAAAATCAAATTTTAAATCCAAATCTGGACTAATTTTTTGTACATAACTTCTTAATGACCTTGTATCTCTTGCTAATAAACTATTTTTTACAAAGTTATTAATAAAACCTCTATCGGCATTACCATCAATCTCTTGTATCATATATCTTAGACGAGTACTTATTTCACTACCTGCACCATCTTTATCTTTGGTTAATCTTTGTAATGCTTGTATCTCTGAAGTAATATCTTTTTCATCTTTGTGTGTTAATAGTTTAAAAACTATTTTTTTCTTTGCAATTGGTAATTCAAATTCATATTTATTATTTGAATTTAAAAGATTTTCATCAACTTCTTTTATTTGAATTTTAGATAAATCAATATTTGTTTTTTGTTGTTCTCCTGAGAATGGGTCAGTTATTTCTACTTGATAATCTTTACCATATCCTAAAATACGAGTTGCTAATAGAATAGCATTCTTATCGCCAATACAAATATCATTAATATCTATATTTTCTTCTACTACAACAGATTCAAAGAGTTTATCTAACACCACCCCCTTTCTTATCAAATTTTGGGAAGCAAGTATATCCTCTTCACGAGCTGTCATATACTTAATCTCCACCGTACCCTTTGATAATGGGTTTTCTGGTGAGTAAACCTTGCCTTTTGATGGAAGGTCTATAATTTCAGTTGGAAATTCATAATTTGCCATATAACTTTTATTTTAATGTTCGTATATAAATATATAACTTTTAAAAAGTTGAAAAATAAAGACATAAAAAAAGTTCTCACTAAGAGAACTTTTTTGTTTATAAAAATATATTTTGGGAGTACTAGTATTCTAAAACTGCGTAATCATAAGATAATGTTAATGAAATCTCAACTGGGTCAGTTGCATTTGACCAATCTAAATCGTTAAACACCGCATTATTGATAAATGCACCTTTAAGAGTCCATTGTTCTATTTTATCACCAACTGGTCCTAATAGGTAACATTGGATATCTTTTTTATAGAAATCTGCATATCCATCTCTACCTGTTAAAGATTCATGTGATAATCTAACCCATTCCATTACTGCCTGAGCACCACTTGGAACGATTGGGTCATATAGAGTAATTTCTACATCTTGCCATTCACCTTTACCTTTTAGTTTTCTCTTAACGTTAATGTGGTCGAGGGTAATAGTTTCAAACTGAATTGAAGGTCTATTTGCTGTTTTTATAAGATATGAAGGGATACCATCAATTTCCATGATGAATCTATTTTTCATCTTTGGTTCAAAGTTGGTATAAAACATATCGTTAAATTCTAATACTTCTGCCATTTTGTTTTCTCCTAATTATATTCTACTATAAATATAGTTCTTTTTTATTTTTATTTAAATTATGCCGAGAATGATGCTCCTGTCGGTAAGATGTTGAAATCTAACACGATGAATTCAGCAGTTTTTGTTGGTTGTAAGAAAATCTGTCCAGCCAATATGTTTCTGTCGATTACATCAGGTGTGTTATTACTCTCATCCATCACCACTCTAAATGCATATAAACCTTGTCTTTGTTGTATTCCTTCTAAATAAGGATTCACAGTATTTAAGAATCTACTTCTTGTTTGAGAAGTGTTTTGTTCGAATACTAAGTATCTTGAAGTTGAAGCGATATACTTCTTAACTTTAATCATCAATCTTCTAACATTGATTCTATCAAGTGCCGATGCTTTATCTTGAAGTGTCTTTTGACCGAAAGCAACAATACCCTCTCCTGGAAATTGAGCTATTGGGTTAATCTTACCTTCATATAAAGTATCTCTCTCTGCATGAGTTAATCTGTTTAGTACAGATACTGCTCCTACAATACCACCTCTGTTTAAACCTGCAGGTGCAAACCATTCTGCTGCGATAGCATCATTTGCTGCATATATTCCTGGCATCAATACTGATGGTGGGACTGCGGTTAATTTATTAGTGTTTCTATCAATTGTTTTAACCCATGGGTAGTAAGTACCTACATAGTTAGAATCAACTGCCTCACCTTGAGTTATTGCTTCACCGATACTATCTCCACCATCGTTAGAATCTCCAATGAAGAATGCATCTTCTCTAGCTTCTACCATATCAACTACTTTATCAAATACATAAGAGTGTAATCTTCTTATAACACCAGGTGCAGATACCAAGTTGATATCGAAATCATCTGGATTAGATACTGCGTTGATTGCTTTTACATAAGCAACTGAACCTTGTGCAGCTGAAGTTGATAAGTTAAATCCTTGTGAGTTTCCAGCACCCCAATCAGAATCACCATATTTAGCTTTTTTGATTGTTGGTGTTACTCCATCAAATCCACCTTGGAAACCTACTATAAATTGTCTCTTATTAATAATTGTTGGAGTATCTGATGTAGATAATGAATATGCAAAGTTTTTAGTTGAAACAACACCTCCTACGATTGCAGTAATGTTAGCATCGAATGAGAAAGCAGTGTTTCCACCAACTGTTGCTGAATTAGGTATTGGTGATAAGTAATTACTGTTGTCAATTTTAATGACTGCAGATTCTAAATCAATACCACTATAATCAGCTGATTTGGAAGAATTGTTATTTTCTGAACCTGTTGCAAATATTACTGCAGGTATCATAGATTCTGTTCCATTAGCACCAACATATATTGGGTTTGTATATGCTCCATGTCCAAATGGTGCAGCAACTATTGGGAATAAACCTTCCTCTTTACATTCTACTCTAACAAATTTTGAGTAGTTTGGGTAATCACCGTTTTCTGTTTGTTTACCAGTTGCATCTATTGATACATTTCTATCACCAATTCTCTTTTTAATATAGTTTGGTGATGCAGGGTCTAGATTTACATTATTAAATGTTTCTAATACATTTGGTCTTTTATTAGTATCACCATATTTTCTAATTGAAATTGAGAAAGTTGCATAATCAGTTGCATTTGATGAACCAGCTGCTTTTACATTAAAGATACCAATTTTGTATTCTTTATTGTAATTAGCACCATCACCTAAAGTAGCAAATCTAAATAGGTCGTGTCTTTCACCGGAAATCAATTGTGATTGAATCCAAGGAGTTTCTGCATGTGAAATAGAACCATCTCCATTACTTCCAGAGAATGATTGTTGTACACCTTCTTCTGATATTACATTTGAACCACTAGCGATAAAATGTCCTGATAGGTCTGTTGCTGCTTTTTCAAAGTATTTGTAACCATAAGCATTTTTAGAACCTCTTGGGTTACTTCCAAATACATCTGAAATATCATTTCCTGCACTTGGTAGTACAGATGCTGAAATTGAAGTTCCAAGATTAGAACCACTTATGCTAAATACTGATGCCGATGGTTGTGAATCAATAATGTTAGATGATGTTGGAAAACCTACATCTTCACTACCATTATGTGTTGGATGAAGTGAACCTATAATTTTTTGTCCTCCATCTGAACCACTTATTGCTATTAAAGCGGGTGATTCAACTACTTGTCCGTCTGTGTTACCAACACGAACAATAGTTACTGTTCCTGCTTCTCTTAGGTAGTTTTGTACGGTATATCCTGTATAGTATGAACCATCAGGTGTACCGAATATTTCTTCAAATTCTGATTGTGTATTAACAACGGTTGGAACGAAAGCAGGTCCTTTATGGAAAGGTCCAATTATTGCTGCTCCGATTTCTCCAATCCCTTGTGATAAGAAAGAAAGGTCGTTTTCTCTCGTAAATACTCCAGGTGATACAATTTTTTCTGCCATTTTATATTACTCCTTGTTATGTTTTTTGTATAATAATACTCTTATATAAGTATAAATAAATTTCTGTAAAGATTATTTTTTAATATCTTCACTTATAGATTTATCTTCTTTATTTTCAGCTGGTATAAATGAATTGGTAGTTGGGTCGTAATTTCCATCTCCATATTTATCATTTAAACCTTTGAAAATATCTTGTTCTAATTGTACTAAACTTGAATGTTTTTGTAATAATTCATTTTCAACTTTAGTAACTTCATCGATTCTTCGTTTTTTTTCAATTTGAATCTGTCCAAGTTTTGTAAATACCTCAGCTACATCTTGTCTTAACTGATTTATTTGCGAAACTTCTTCTTCTGTAAACTTAATTGGTTCTGCCATTTTGATATATTTTAGTTATGGTTTTGTTTGTATATATATAAATATATAGTTTTTTTCAAAACATAAATTTTTATGATACAGTAAATGTTAACGTTGAACTATATGAACTTATTAATCCATTAGTTCCATATTGTCTTACTCTTGCATATCTTGTACCAGTTCCTATATCAAAAGAACCACCATCGGTAGTTGTAACAACTGTTGTTTCAGACCATTGTGTTTCACTTACAAGCGTTGAACTGAAATCTGAGTTGTTATCGATTTGTACATCATATACATCATTTGAACCATCACCACTCCATGAAAGAGTTAATGTACCATTTGTCCAAGCTAATGAAGTTGGTGCAGCCGGTGCAGTTTCATCTGAGTGAGAGTTTCCTCCTTTGTTGTGAGTTATATATCCATTTACTAAATAGGTATCATTTTCTTCAACATCAATTGATACAATTTCAACTGTTTTTTCAACTACTTCAATTGAAGTAATATCTATTTCAGTAATTGTACCATCAATATCTTTAATTAATTTATCGTCAGTCGTTATATTAAACATTTCTTTAAACCTATATTCATCATCATTACCATCTTTAACTAACATTGGGTGTTCTGATGTTGCAGTTATTTCCCCATCGTTAATATCGTAATATTTGTTTGCGAATGAATAAGTAATACCAACAACTTCTACATCTTTTACATTTGTACCTAAACTATCAGTTGACCACTCTAAGAAATCTGATTCATCAGTTCCTAAGCCAGTAATAGAATATCCTTGTAGTAAATCTCCTTCTTCTAAATCTCCTACTTCTATACTCGTTCCATCTGCAAGAGTTACAGGTGAATCAATTGTTAAACATAATGCTGCTGAGTTTCCATCATAAGAATCTACTGAATAAACAGTTTTAGTTCTTGCAGAATTAAAATTTGTTGCATGGTCATTATATGTATCGTTATACGTTACTGAAAGTGTATGTGATTGTGCACCCATTAAAGCAGTTTGTGAACTTGCTCCTTGTGGATTCATTGAACCAATCGTAATATCGTTTTGATATGCTGCGTTTGATTCAAGTGATAACCATCCTGCACTTTCTCCTGCTGAATTATAACTCGGTGATACAGACCAAATAAAATTTCCACCTTTACTTTTTACAATTTCAGTAAATTTATTTCCTTCTCCACCAAATCCAAGTGTGTAAGTTTCTGTTGTTGATTCAACTGCGTAAGTATATCCGGTAATTGAACCAACTGAATCGATTCCCCAGCCTGACATTGAAACTATTGTTCCAGCAGATGCGTTAAGTGCATTTAGTGATATACCACTACCAGTATCTGTTGTTCTTACTGCAGTACCTAGGTTTTTTAAACTAAGTGAATCTCCTGCTGATATTGTTGCCATATATTGTTTCCTATATATTATAAATATTAAGTAAATTCTTAATCCATTCGTCTTTGTTAGTAAAATTTTCTACCATAAATGATTTGATTTTATTAAACCACTTAGTTTTTTCTTTATATGTAGAGTTAACTAACCTTATATAAATATCTTTAAATTCTTTTTTAGATGATGCACGATAAGGATAATTTAATTCCTTACACCAATTTGTATGAATTATTGGCAATTTTCCATAATCTACTGCCTCAAAAATTCCATAACCAAACGGTTCATTATTGAAACATGAATGCGATATACCCCAATTCATATTATAAAAAGTATCTTTAAATTCCGATTTATAGTGATATACTCTTGATTTAGATGTATCTACTTTTACTCCTTGTTTCCATATTACATTGAATTCTTTTGAATTTGTAAATATATATGATGGTATCTCATCAACATATCTTGGATTCTTTCTACCTTCACATCTTGCAGCAAATCCTAATTTATTTGATTTACTTAGAGGTAAGTTTTTTTTAAATTCGTAAAAGTTTTTAATATTTTTATTTTCATATATAATATCATACAACCCTACCCATATAGAATATGTTGCATATTTATTTATTGTTTTTTCCCAACTTGAATCTAAATAAGGATGCCAAACAAAACTTGAATCATCTCCAAGTTGAGATTTAATAATATGATTTACTGAATTATGTAATACATTTGAATGTATTTTATCTAAATTATCATCAATAACTTTCATTGGAGTATAATGACCATGTAAAATATTGATTCTTCTTGCTCCTTTACACAATTCTTCAAATTTATCAATATCATCACCATGCCAATGTGCTTCTATTGGAAATTCGTAATCATCATGTCCCTTTGGTTTGTTTCTATGAATAAGAAGTATAGGTTTTACATCTAATTTAGGAGCAATTAGTTCCATCCATAGATTTACCCAAGTATCAGTACCAGCGTTAACCCAAGGTCCTCCACCAGTAGTATAATACACATCATATACCATAAATTATTTTTTTACAATGATTAATCCTGCAAAAGTACCAGCAAAAGTTACAGTTACTCTGTTTACTGAGTTTGTTGTTACTGATTCTGCTTGTTCTTGTTGTGAAGTTGAAGTATTCCAACATTGTACTATTGGATATTGTTCGTTTAGATTGTGGTCTACTGCATATGAAGATGCTCCACTTACTGTTTCTTTGTGAGTAGTTAAATCTGTTATTTGTGATGAACCACTAACAATTCCACTTGGAACACTTGTAAAATTATCATAATCTAAGTAATAAGTTCCATCTTGACCATCTAATAAGTTTGCATCCGATGCAACACCTTGTACAACATGACCACCTTTTGCAACTACTACTCTACCACTTTCGGTTGATGCAAAGGTTACGGTTACTTGATTATCATTTGTTGTTACAATTGAATTTGGTATAAAGTAACCATCGTTTTCATCATATACAGTTACAAGTACATTTTTAGTACCAAAATTGTGAGTTACTACTTTAGAAGATGTATTTGTAAAAGTATCTGTTATTGTTGCAACTTGGTCTACTGATAATCCTGTTAAATCACTACCATCACCTTGGAAAGAACCACTAAATGAACCACTAACGGTCATTCCATCTAAATTACTACCACTTAGTACTAATTCAGCATCTAATTTAGTTTTTACTCGTGTATCTGTATAATAAAGGTTTGTATTTTCTGATAATTGTGAAGTATTAAATCCACTAAGTGATATTTGTGAAGAACCACTAACAGTTCCACTTGGTAAGTTTGTTACTATATTAGATGTAGTAATTACTTCTGATTCAGAACCTAATTTTCCTACTTTCCAATAATCGTTTGTTGAATCCCATAATAATGAACCACTTACAGTTGAACCACCAGTTGCATCCTTTATTAAGATACCTCCTGTTGTTTGTGAACCACCATAATTAAGTTCTAAGGTATTATCTCCAATATTAACAGTAGTTGAATCAATTGTAGTTGTAGTCCCTTCTACTGAAAGGTTTCCTGAAATCGTTATGTTGTTTGAAAATGTTTTGTTACCCCCTATGGTTTCATCACCTGTGAGGTTAACATATCTTGAATCTAGTGAGGTTGTGTAAAAGTGGTAAGTATCTTCTGTGGCTATTTCTTTAATGGAAGGAGTTCCATTATCTTTTTCAAAGTAAATCTTTCCATCGTATGTGTTTATTGCTAACTCACCTAACTCTAAATTAGATGTAGTTGGCTTTCTTCCTTCAACCGATGTTCTTTTTAGCTTAATTAATTGTGCCATATATATGACTTACCTTGTTTATATAATTATCTACCCTAAATAATATACTACCTTTATATAAAGATATATATATACTATTTAACTTTTTAAAAATTTGAATCGTTAAGTGAATTCTCTTATTTAAGAAAGTTTACTTTTCAATTCATCAATCTGTTTTTGTTGGTCTTTAACTGCTTCGATAAGTAATCCAGTAAGTTTAGCGTAATCTACACCCTTGAATCCATTATCTCTATCAGTTACCAACTGTGGTAGAACTTTCTCAACATCTTGTGCAATTACACCAACATTTGGTAATGATTGTTGTAATTCATCTGCATT